ACAAAACAAAAATATAGATACTACAAAATATTAGACTTACCAGTCGATACTGTTGTTGCAAAAAAAGACGGACTAGAAATGACACTTGAAGAAGTAGATATTGACACCCTCTTAGCAGAAGAAAGGGCGAAGACTATAAATAAAATAAAAATTAAAGTAGAAAAACATAAAGACAAAATGAAAGATTATTTCTGGGATGGAGATAGTGCATTAGAAGATGTTTTAGACATTATAAATAATTTAGATAAGAAATAGTATATATGACACCTAATGATAAAATAACAAGTATAAGAGAATCAATAGGTGGAAGTTATATAAAACCAAGTGTCGATAAACTTAACAAATTTATTGAAGACCTATATAACAGTCCACCTGCATTAGATTACCTAAAGATACAGAGAGGGCTTTCAGAGGAAACAATTAAATACTTTAATCTAGGATATGACATAAATAAGAACGCTATTGCTATCCCAGAGTATAAAGGTAATGAACTTATCAATATTAAGTACAGACACTTAGCAGAAGATGCTAAACAAAGATATAGTCAAGAAAAAGGTTGTGAGGTGTGGATGTTCCATGACAAAGGATTAGAAGAAGCTAAACAAAAGGGGGCTATCCTAATTGTAGAAGGACAGTTTGATTGTATGAGTGCATGGCAAGCAGGATTTAAGAATACAATATCTCCTTCTTCTGGAAAGGAAAGTTATGGTAAATGGATTGAGATAATAGACACTATCCCTAGAGTATGGCTAGCCTATGACAATGATAAGCCAGGTAAGGCTACATCAAAGGAGCTTGCTAGTAGAATAGGAGAAGAGAAATGTTATGAGATAGAATACCCAGAAGAGATAAAAGATGCTAATGACTACTTTAAGAAGTATACAGCACAGGACTATCGTGTAATGATAAAGAAGGCTAGACCTTTCTATAAGTACACATATCAAGGACTAGGTGATGTTGTAGACGCTATTAAGACTAAAGGAGACAAGAGATTAGTATTAGATTCAATGCCCTTTGTGAAAATGCACGAAGATTGGATGGTTGTTGTGTCTGGTATTTCTGGAATAGGTAAGACTTCTTATGTTATGAATATTGCCGAAGAATTACTTAGAAAAGGCATGCCAGCACTTATTATGCCATTTGAAAGAGGTTTAAAAGATGTTGGTGCTAGATATTTACAAATACATCTAAGAAAGACTGAAGATGCTCTTTTAAATACTTCTGATGATGAATGGGATAAGATACTCCCTGACATTGTAGAGCTACCTCTATACTTTTCGACACCACCTATTGATAAGATGAGAGAGACTGTAGAGAAGGCTAAGAGATTGCTTGGTGTAAAGGTTGTAATAATTGACCACTTAGACTATTGTATTGGAGGAGGTAAGTCTAATTCAAACAATTCAGAAGAGATGCAAAGAGTTCTACAAGGATGGAAAACTATATGTTTAGACAATGAAATAATATTTATTGTCGTTCATCACATAAGAAAAGGAGATACAAAAGCTGTAGGTAATCGTAAGCCATCTATGGAGGACTTAAAAGGAGGTAGTAGTTCATTCCAAGTTCCTGAAGCTGTTATAATGTTGAGTTCTAAAAATACAGGACAGCTTGAGATAGACATTGTAAAGAATAAAGGAGAATTAGGTGCTAAGGTATTTGAGATACATACAGCAAGTGGTAGGCTTGGAGAAGACATCACAGATAAGGTTGGACAAGATATAGATTATTTACCTATAGATAATAGTCGTAAAACTAAACATAATTTAGATGACTTCTAAAATGAAATACACTAAAGAAGAAATACAAAAAATGAGAGAGGTAAGACTACAAACATTCTTAGGTTTACCTGATTTAGGAAGTGATATAAAGATAAGATGCAGTTTTCACAATGAGCGGACTCCATCTTGTATTATATATGCAGATAAAGGTTACAGATGTTTTGCTTGTGGTAAGAAAGGAAATAACTGTATAGACTTTTATGTAGATTTAGGAGGAACATTTAGTCAGGCTTGTGATGAGCTATATAAATATATATGAGTAAAGAAGATTTGTTGTATTACACCCAGATAGCTGTACAGTTTGATTTAAGACTACAGGTATGTACATTGTATTTAAAAGAAGGTGTATGGTCTCATGATGAGCGTAGGTGTCCTAAATGTATAGCCTATTATATCATCAATGAGATGGAATAGTTATCCACTTGCTTTTTTTAAGAAAGTGTGCTAGGATAGTATTATTAGTAGTAGTAAAATAGATATGTTTAATAAATTTAAAAAATGGTTATGTAAAGATGTTTATGAGTTGTTAGACTTCTATAGTTTCTGCCTAAAGGCATTAAGTGAAGAAGTAAACGCTCTTAGAATAAAAAATAGAGAGTTGTTAAATGATTTAATGGATGCAGATGAATACATTGACGAGCTTGAACAAGATGTAAAAAATAATGCAGAATACTTTGAACAACGCATTATAGAAATCAATGAAGATGCAGAAGCTCTTATTGAGAAAGCAAGAAAGGGTAAGAAAGTTAAAAGTAATAAGAAAAAATAATTATGAATAAGAAACAAGATAACACAATAGACAGAGAATTTTATACAGTGCTAAGTGATGGTAAATTCCATAGAGCAGTTGCACAAGGTACAGAAGGAGCTGTAGAGCGTAAGTACGAAGACAAGGATGGTATAGAACAAGTTAAGTATGAACTTATCTATACAGAACTTGAAGGTAATATCACTAACATGGAATTTGTAGACGGAGACTTTGGGACTAACCTTCACATTGAACTTGACCAAGAAGGAATCCTATCATTTGGGACATCATCATCTTTTGGTGAAGACCTTATGAAGAAAATCCCAGCTATAGACTTTACAAAACCTGTAACATTTGCCCCTTATTCTTTTGAAGATGCAGGTAAATCAAGAAAGGGTGTAACAGTAATACAAGATGGTGATGTTAAGGTTAAGAGCTACTACAGACAAGATGACAAAGATGTAAATGGTATGCCTTCACCTGAAGGAGATACATCTAAGTACAAATCAGATGACTGGAAACTATACTTCCTACAAGTTCGTAAATTCCTTACAAAAGAAATTACAACTATTATAGAAGCTAAGTTCCATAAGAAAGACACTGTTGTAGAAACTCCTACACAAGCTGTAGCAGAAGAAGAAATTGATATAGACGGAGCTTTCTAATATGAGAAAGAAACTTGCTATCGTTAAAAACAAAATAGAGAAAGGTAACACTATCCTGTTAAAGTCTTTTAACGAAGCAGGAGTAGAAGTTGCCTTCAATGAAAAACTCCACTCTTACCTTTACAAAGATAAAGTCCTACAAGGGACAACAGATTATCTAAAGAAGTTCTATAACACATTTGCAACAGAAATGGTTATAAAACAATGTAGTAAGAGTTGGGATGTCCCAGAACAGACAATATCTGATATATGGGAATCCAATAAAAAGCTTACATCTCTCTTTGGAACAGTGATACATAATTCACTTGACCATTATGAAAAGTTTAAAGATGTAGGCACTACTATACAAGAAAAGAAAGGAGATGATGAAAACTATGCTTTACCTAAACATCCTTTCATACGTTCTATTATACTAGACTTTGTTAAGTTAAATAAAATAGAAGGTAAGGTGTACACAGAAGTATTACTAACAAATATTGAGCTTGGTGTGTGTGGTCAAGCAGATAGAGTTGTTGTAATAGATGAAGAAAAAAAGATTTGTAGAATAGGGGACTATAAGATAAATATTGACTCTGAAAAGTTAGATAAGAATCTTAAAGTATTACCTCCTCTACAAGACCTTGTTCCTAACAAGATAAGTAAATATCAAATACAATTATCAATCTATGCTAACATGCTACAAATAGCAGGTTGGACTGTAGAAGGATTAGATGTATATGTTTACGAGGATGAATGGGAGTATTACGAATTAGAAGTTTTAAATATAATAAATTAGTATGAATTACGATATAATCTTTTGGATTACATTATCTGTATTAGCTGTTGTTGTATTGGTTCTTGTATTAAAAGGTGATGAAGACAAATGTGATTGCGACCATTCTGAATTTGAAAATGGTTGGACAGAAGAAGATGATTTGGCTATACAAGAAGCTATAAGAGACCTAGAAGAAGGTATTAAAATTCTTAAAGAAAATAAAGAAGCACAAGAAATAAATATTGATATTAATGTTGACAATGTAAAGAAGACAACAAAGAAATCAGTAAAAAAAGTGGCAAAGAAAGCACCTAAAAAAGTAAATAAAAAGAAATAGTTTATTGGGGAGTAATCCCCTATGGGAATGTAGCTCAACTGGTTAGAGTACTCGCCTGTCACGTGAGAGGTTGTGAGTTCAAGTCTCATCATTCCCGCAATACCTTGACTTATCCGTTAAGGTATGATATAATAAGTATATGTATAAAATTTATACAAGTGCAAGTAAGATAGCTTTTTTAATGATGGTTTTAGCTGTTATTGGAGCTATGTTTCTTGGGAAAATTACAGGTGAACAATTTTTAGTTCTAGCAGGAATGGCATTTTCATATTACTTTACTAAAAGAGATACTTTGCCTTCTGATAAAATTGAATAACCAGTCGATTGGGTACTTAACCCAAAAAAAATGAAACGTATATTTAAAATGATATTCGCTCTATCTCTTATAGTGAGTATCTACATACCAACGAGTAATAGTCTTGCAGAAGCACCAGCTATTGTCAAAAAAGAAAACTATACTCAAGAGGAACTTATTGAACTAACAAGAAAGTACGCTAACATGTATAATGTTAGTTACAGTAAGATGTATGAAAGATTGTCAAGAGAATCAGCTAAGTTACCTAATGGTGATTGGGATGTAAAAGGACAGTCTAAAATTTATTACAAGGGTGTAAGAGAAGATAGTTGGGGGTTAGCCCAAATAAATCTTCCTTCACATCCTTCTGTAACAAAGGAGCAAGCACAAGACCCAGAGTTCTCTATCGAGTTTATGGCTCGGCATCTAAGCAAAGGTAAAGACATCTGGAATTGTTGTAATGCTAAATAATTCGCTCGTGTCCTAGATAGACTAGGGCTAAGGCTAGGGAATTAAATCGCTATGATATTAGATTGAAATTCCGACCCTTGTGTGAAAGCCACAAGACGCCCATATATCAAAACCAAGTAGATATGTCTATAGTACTCTATGAGGTAGGAGATTAAATTTACTTGTATTGCTTCGGTGGTACAACGCAAAAGTCATCAGTAATGGTGGCTTTTTGCTTTGACTTATCCACTTGACTTTTAAATGTGTTTGTGCTACACTTTTCTTATGAGTAAAATATTAATGTTGAAAGGATTGCCAGCTTCAGGTAAATCAACTTATGCCAAAGAATTAGTTTCACAAGGTTGGAAAAGAATAAACAAAGATGATTTGAGAGAAATGATTGATAATGGTAATTGGAGTAAATCTAATGAAAAAAAAATTATTGATACAAGAAATCAAATATGTCATTCTTTTTTAATAGATGGATTAAATGTTGTTGTAGACGATACAAATTTTCATCAATCTCATGAACAAGACTTAAAACAAATTGCTGAAATGCATAATGCAGAATTTGAAATTAAGTTCATTGACACACCTGTTGATGAATGTATTAAGAGAGATAAAGTAAGACAAAAATCTGTTGGAAAAGAAGTTATAATGAAAATGTATAGAACATACATAAAACAAATACCAGAAATTATACCAAAAGATATTTCTTTAAATAACGCAATAATTGTTGACATAGATGGAACTTTAGCTCACATGAAAAATAGAAGTCCTTATGATTACACAAAAGTTGATACTGATGTAATAGACGAAACGATTAGAGATATAATTTCGTTGTATAAACAAAAAGAAAATTTAAAAATTATTATATGTTCAGGAAGAAAAAGTGAAGCTAGAGAACTTACAGAAAAATGGCTAAAAGATAATAATGTTGAGTATGATGAATTGTTTATGAGAGAAAGCGAAGACAACAGAAAAGATTGTATTGTAAAGCAAGAAATATATGAAAACAACATAAAAGGTAAATACAATGTATTGTTTGTGCTAGATGATAGAGACCAAGTTGTTAATATGTGGAGAGAACAAGGTTTAAAATGTTTACAAGTTAATGAAGGTAATTTTTAATATATATGAAGTTTAAAACATACAAAAAAATATACGCACTTCACAAAGAAGAATGTGAAGGTATTCTTACAGGAACTTGCTATATACAAGAAAAAATTGACGGAGCTAATGCTTCTATTTGGATGGATAAAGATGGAATTCATTGTGGTTCTAGGACAAGAGATTTAACTGCTGTAGGAGATGATTTTAATGGTTTTCTTACTTACGTTAAACAACATGAAGGTATTAACAAACTTTTAGCTGATAAACCAAATTTAAGATTGTATGGTGAATGGTTAGTACGTCATTCTATTGGTTATAACGAAGTAAATTACAAGAAGTTTTATCTTTATGATATTGAAGATGAAGAAGGAAAACGCTATTCACTTGATTCAGTTTATTTGTTTGCAGAAGAGTATGGAATACTTACAGCTCATTTGTTTGCTAAGGTAGAGAATCCTACAATGGAACAAATAAAAGAACTTGCAGGAAAATCAATATTAGGGACTAAAGGAGAAGGTGTTGTTATAAAAAACTTTGATTTCATAAATAAATTTGGAGATTACCAATGGGGTAAATATGTTACTCAAGAATTTAAAGAAGATAATGCTATTACGTTTGGTGGTAACAATAGACATAGTGAAACTTACTGGGAAATGTATTTTGTAAATGAACTTGTTACTATGGCTAGACTTGAAAAAATAATGAATAAATTTAAAAACATGAGTGATGAAAGGCTTGACATGAAGCACATACCACAAATAATGGGAATGATGTACCATGATATTATAACAGAAGAAGCTTGGACAATATCAAAAAAAGTTACAAAACCTTTTGATTTTAAATCATTTAATAATCTTGTAAACAGAAAAACTCGACAAATGTTTATTAATTTTTTAACAGGAGATGTTTCTATAGCTGATAAATAAAATGAAAAGTAATGTAAAAATATTGCTGTACGATATTGAGACAAGTCCTAACTTAGGATATATCTGGGGAAAATACGAACAAAACGTACTAGCATACGAAAGAGAATGGTATATGATGACAGTGGCTTATAAATGGTTAGGAGAAAAGAAAACACACGTTCTATCTCTTCCAATGTATAAGACATATCAAAAAGATAAAGAGAATGACATAGAACTTATTAAAGACTTGTGGAAACTATTTGATGAAGCAGATATTGTAATTGCTCACAATGGCAACAGCTTTGACCAAAAGAAAACTAATGCAAGGTTTATATATCATAAACTACCACCACCAAGTCCTTACAAACAGATAGATACAAAACTAGAAGCTAAGAGATACTTTAACTTTAACAGCAACAAATTAGATGACTTAGGGCAATACTTTAAAGTAGGAAGGAAGCTTGATACAGGAGGATTTGAGCTTTGGCAAGGATGTATGGCAGGAGACACAAAGTCTTGGGAGAAGATGTGTAAGTATAACAAACAAGATGTAATTCTCCTTGAGAAGGTATACCTTACAATGAGACCTTACATGACCTCTCACCCTAACATAGCTGTACTAAACAATAATGTATGTGCCTGTCCTAACTGTGGAAGTAAAAAGGTACAGAAAAGAGGATTTGCACGTTCAAGGTCAGGAGGTACTTTCCAAAGATGGCAGTGTCAAGAATGTGCTAGCTGGCATCAATCAACATTAGGAGATAATAAACAAATTAGATAATATGACTAAATTAAATAATATAACTAAAGCAAAATACCAATCTTTAATAGAACTAACAATAACTAAGGAAGACTTTAAAAACAATTACACATTAAAAAGTCGTATAGGAATAAGGATTGCTCAAATAATTGGACTATTAAAAATAAAATGGATTAAATAATATGACTAAAGAAGAAATAGATATTAAATTTTCTATATTGGAAGAGCTTAGAGTTATCTTACAGGTAAAGCCTGGAGAGTCTATAACAAGTAAGGCTAAAGAAGTGATGGAAACATGTTTTAAATATGAACAACTAAGTAAATAATATGGCTAAGCAACCTAAAAAGATTTATATTGTTAGGAAATACATATTAGCTAAAGATGCCAAAGAAGCATTAAGGTTAGATAAAGTAACTCCTGTAGATGATGTTTGGGCAGAAGATGCTACACATAAAGAATACCTTGACAATCAAATTAAAAATGTGTTAGGTTTTAAATAATAAAGATTGCAAGAGGTTATCCACTTGCTTTTTTTATTGGAATATGCTACAATAGGACTAGAACCAGTTAAAAACTAAATATGAAACCAGAAGAATTAAGACTCCTCTGTATGTTACAAGAGTTCTTAGAAGCAACAAAGTTTTGTGCCGTATGGAACGGTGAAGTAATTGAAGTTAGAGAAAAGGTTATACAACCTAATCCTAATCAAATTGTCCTATTTGATGAAAGGGGGTATTAGATGTTACCTCAAGACCCTTTTTTCATTAACTGCGATTGTTTTTCTTGTAAAGATAATCGTCCTCACGATTGTGAGTTCTTGTCTTGGAAATCAGACACGCACGAAGTTCATACTCTTTGCACTTGCACTGAATGTGAAGGACAACTAGAAGTGATTATGTCTGTTGAAGATTATGAATACCTTCAATCAGAATTACCTAACCCTCATTTAAATTAGTTATGAATAGACAATCAAAAGGAAGAACTGTGTCGTATCACGAACACAAGTTTCAGTACAGGTCTTGCAGGACTAACAAACACCATATCTTAGCAGAAAGTAGGGGTGGTCAAAAAACTACCAGAAATTTACTTACTATTGAGATATTTCGCCATCAGGCGTTTCATTATCTTTTTCAACACAGAACTTTACAAGAAGCCGCAGAGTATTTAATCACAGTTAAATCATTTAATCGTAGAAATTACTACTGCCAAGAAGCTTACTATTTATTGTTTGGTGAGAAAACTTTTATTGAAGCCGCTGAATTACTTTATCGTACTCATAGAGCTAAACAAAGACAATCCAATGACTAGAGATGAAGCTTACAAGCAAGCAAGGTCTGTGAATAGAATGATTAAATTCTCAAGATATGTTGCCCTTGTAGAGCATTTATATTCTATTTATGGAGATGAATTAGTTAAAACTTACTATGTTGTCGTTAAGACAAAAAACATTGTACCTTCTAAAGTTAATTACATTGAAAAAGCCCCATAACAAGGGCTTTTATTTTTAATATTCTATTATAGCACGAGGATTATCTTTATCTACACCACCAAACTTCATATGTATATCAGGTAGTATAAACCAGTTGTCATCTTCAATGATTCCTACATCTGTAAAAGTATCTTCTATACTTTGCCATTTGTTTGACAGGTCTCCAGAACGCTTACTATCAGAGTAGTAAGTAAAGACAATAGGTGTTCCTGTAGGTATAGGTTTAACACCTTCTAATTGTTTAATAGCTTCTTTGTGCCAAGCTGTATATTTAGATGATGGGAAAGACCTTCCGCTTCTAGTGTTTATACGACTATTCTTTTTTGAAGGGACACTTCCTTTAAGTTCTATTATCATTTTGTTAATCCTAGTTTAAATCTAATATACTTTGATATATCTCTTACCCCTAAAGATTTAAGTTCTTTAAAGATAAAATCAAATTCACTTTTTGTTAGTCTTGTTTTGATGGTTATTGTCTTGTTCTCTCTCATAATTTAAATATAGCACATTTGTGCCACTTTGTCAAGGTTGACTTTTACAAAGAAGTATGCTAATATACTTATATGTCTAATAATAAAACAATCAAGGAATTATCAATAGTCGAACTTAAAGCAACTATTTATGACCACTTGGCTAATATAGAGCAATCACAAGCAATCATTAAAGCCATTAACCAAGAATTACAATCTCGACAAGAACAACCTTTAGAGAAAGATGTTGATGTAGAAGTTGAAGCTGTAACAGAAGAAAAGAAAAAATAGTATGAGCCAACATAAGACCTTTGATGAGATGTATGATGAGATACAATCTCAATACCCAGCATTAGGTTCTTATCTTGTTCTTGCTAAGGTTGTAGGTGAATCAGGGATGAACAGGGAAGAGGTAACACAAAAGTTCCTAAAACATGTACCTAAAGAGGAATATCTTAAGTCAGAACAGGATGTACTAATAGATTATTTGGTAAGTATTGCAAAACCTTTAAAATCAAAGAAATAAACCCTTATAAAATAAGGATATTATAGCGATAGGTTAACCTAAAATCGTTTATAGGAAGAGAAAAAGACCAAGACGTATGTTATATCATCTTGGTCTTTTTTAATTGCTTATAGAGTGCGATATTGGAGTAATTGTGTCAATGGAAACTTAGATATGTTGACTGTGTTACTTTGATTACCTCCTAAGATGTAAACGTGACTGTAAGTCTTTTTAATGAAGAATCCAACGTGTCCATAAACACTTGTTGGTGATATTCTCCAAAGGACTACTATATCTCCTGGCTTTGGGTCTTTAGTTTCTGTACCCCATTCAAGATATGAACGTGCAGATAGACTTCCTGTTGATTGAATTTTGTTTACTTCTAGGCAGTGTCCTACAAAAGCAGCACACCACGCAGTTTCGTCATCTTTAACCCAACTTTGACCTATTGTTTTGTAGTATTTCAAAACTTCTGGATTATGATTTTTACCTACAATTTCTTCTGTGCCATATTCATTTAATGCTGTTAGTAATACTTTATGCATATTATGCTATTTTTGGTTTCTTGTTAAAAGGTCTAGTTGGTTTAGTTGCTGGTTTTTTCACTGTTATTTTGTACTTTTTCATATTCTACTTTTGCTAGTTCTTCCAGAACTTGCGATGTTATTTTGTAAATTTTGTTCTCTAAGTTTGTAATAAAATAATACACAGTAGAGCCAGCTAGTATAGTAAAAGAAAATCCAAATCCAAGTATCCACCAGCGATAATTTTCTAGGACTGATACTTTTTTTTTAGTTTCATCATAGTCATTAGTAATGGTTTCAAGTTTTGTAACTCTCCCATTTGTTTTCTGGGTTTGTTCTAAAACTTTATCTAAGATTTCATCTTGTTTATCCATTCTTCTGAATAATTCTGTTCTAAAAGTTGTTTCTTCTTTTTGACTATACTCATCACTCATAAGCCTACTCCTCTATGATTTCTTCTTTATGATTTCTTCTTCTAAAGGTGCTGGGCTAGTATTAGCTTTCTCTCTCATCTCATTTAGTTTTGCTTCTTCTGCATCTCTAACTGCCTGCTTTTCTTCTTGGTCTACTTTCTCACTCTTTATCCCTAGTTCAATTAGAGTATCTAGTTTAGCCTGTTTTTCTGATAGAGTAGTTTCTAAATATGCAATTTGACTCTCTATACTTTCTATCTCACTTGTAAGACCATCAACAGTAAAGATAACCTCTACTGGTGCTTGTGGTTTTAATTCTACTGCTTTAAAATCATTTAATTTTTCCATAATGTTTTACCTAGTTTATTGTCTTGGTTAGACTTATTTTAATAATTTTAATATACTATCCAGTTCGCACCGTCATAAAATACTGGGATTGTTACAGCACCACCTCCTACTACTGTTGCACCAAATGTTGGGGCAAGAGCATTAGTTACATAGGCTGTATCTCCTTGTGTTCCTGTTGGTAATGTTGCAACTGTATAACCCTTCAAACGCACTGTGCTTGTGTTTATAACTTTATTGTTGAATGTAGTATCTCCTGCAATATAGTTTCGAGCATTTGCATCTGAAATATAAAGACTATATGCAGTGTTTGTCTGAGTACCAGTAGTAATATCACCTATGTGTATACCGTATGTATTTGTGATAGTACCTGCACTGTTTGTGAGGTCTAGGACTTTTATACCGTACATATTTGTAGTAGTCTTTGCACCATCTTGATATAGAGATATTTCGGTCGCCATAGCATCTGTAACATTACCGGTTCCACTTAGAATGATTTCGTTTGTTGCTCCTGTCATAAGTAATGCTGCACCACCACTAGATGTTCTCATTGAGCTATATGTACCACGAATTTGATTTGAGGTGTGTGTGTTTGTAATTATAGCTGTATTATTCAATAATCTTCCAGCAGATAATGAACTACTACCAGCATAATAAAGTGTATTATTTTGCACACCAACGACATGACCATTACCAACAGTATTCTGAGTGAAGCTCAAATTGTCACTAGTAGCCATAAATGTATAAGTACCTGTTGTTGTTTGTACTACATTATCTCCAATAGTAAGTGGAGCTATTGGTGATGCAACACTCGCACCAATTCTAATTCCTGCATCCTGCACAGACATTCTTATTTTACTACTGTCGTATGTTGCTCCGCCTGAAGTAAAATACATTTTCCAGCCAGCACCAGAACCCACATTCATAAATGAAGATGAGTCTGATACAGCACTACCCATAGTGATACCCTTGTTTAGAGCTACACTGTCTGTACCTACAGAGTTTGCTATCTGTACTACTCCACCTGCTACTTTTAATTTACTTCCAGTGTTTACACTATCAAGAGTACCTATTAGGACAGTTCCTGAACCTCTACCTGATATTCTCATTGCAATATCAGTGTCTGTTTTATATGCACTATTATATAGAGAATGGAAATCCATATTACCAGCAGCTCCATCATAACTCATTCCAATAGCACCAATTACATTTGATGTATCATCCCAAGTAAGACTCTTATGGTAGTCAACACTACTTGCCCAAGAGTTCATTGTTAATTTAAGTAAATTGGTATGAGCACCTACAGATGATTGATATATTTCAAGTTTACTATCTGGACTTGATGTCCCAATACCGACATTACCTTGAACAAGTAATCCATTGTCAGGAGGTGTTGTTGTAAAATAACTTCCTCCAATAGACATACCTGCTCCTGTTGCTGTTTTAATTATTCCAACACCACTATTACCTTCTGGATAAAAATATATTTCCTTACCTGAGTTTGTTGATATTTGAGTACCTCCTCCTATTTGATTAAATTCCATGTAATTAGTATTACCTGAATTACCATATCTCATTACTCCAACAACATGAAGTGTTTGTTGTGGACTTGATGTTCCAATACCCATTCTACCAGCTCCAGTTACTCTTACTAGGTCTGTACCTACAGCATTTTGAATAGAAAGAGCATAAGTTGTTCCGTCAGTAGCACCACCTTTCAATAGTACTCCATATCCAGTAGCAGAAGTGTTTGCTATACGAGCGACTAAATCTCCTGCAACAGAAGCGTTTACATCAAAAGAGTAAGTGGGTGTAGCTCCTACTCCTAGTTTTTTACCACTAGCTGTATAGATTACGTCATCTCCAAAAGTAAGATAGTTTGCTGTGCCTTTGTTTATTTTTAGCCAGTTACTATTGTTGTAGTATGACTGAATATCTGCATAGTAAGAAACTTGTGATGGGTTAGGAGTTAGACGGATTGTAGTATCTAATGCACCTGCCCCACCACTGTCTGTACCTGTTACAGATAGGTGTTTTAGGGGACTTGCTGTACCCAGTCCTAATCTATTATTTGTATCATCCCAGAAGAAGTTAGCGTTGTCTTGTCCTAGTGTTCCTGTAGAGTCTGCAAAGATTACAGAACCAGCAGTAAAACCACCAATGACTACTTCGCCAAATGGTTTCCACGCTAGACCTGTTGCTTGTGAACTGTCTGCTACTAGAACTTGATTGTCTGAACCTACACCTAGACGAGCGTTGTCTGTAGAGTATGTGTATAAGTCACCTTTTGTTGTGAGGGGTGAAGAACCAGAACCAAGAATGTAATTACCAAAAGAGTCTTGCTCTAACCCAGAATAATCTACATCAGAAAGCTGTTTAAGAGAGCTAATACCTGTTACAGTTTTAGCTATTTGTCTTATGCGTGTATTAAAATCACCTTTGATAGCATCAATAGGTAGCCATTCTTTCTTTATTGTTAATAACTTATCCGCTATGTCTTCAGCTGTATCAGGAGAGCCATTATCTCCTTTATCTCCCTTATCACCTTTAAGACCCTGTTCTCCCTTATCTCCTTTATCTCCTTTAATAGAATCTCCCTTATCACCTTTATCTCCTTTATCACCTTTTGTACCTTGTATACCTTGTATACCTTGTTCGCCTTTATCTCCTTTTATAGAGTCTCCTTTATCACCTTTGTCCCCTTTCTTTCCTTTAAGCATTGAGAAAAAAGCAACAGCCATATCATCTTGCTCTGCCACTATCTCAACTTTTTGTACTTCAGGTTTTTCTACCTCCTTAAGAGATTTAATTGCTTTTGTTACGTCTTCGTAACCTTTCTTGTGAAGTTGATACTTTTGACGTTCTATTTTATTTATATCTTGTTTAGATTCTTCCATATATAGGAGTATTATAGCATACTATTGTAAATTTGTAAAGGGGTTATCTATTTATTATTAAGTCTAGCGGGGAAGAATAAGAACCTTCTCTTTTTGACTTAGGAGAAGATATTCCTGCACCAACTGATTCTAGTAAAGCTTGTAATGCTATAATAGAAGCATCATCTCCTTCTTGATAATTTTCATAAATGTTATCTGCTGTAAGAGGAACAAATAAACTTTTTGCCACAGAACCAACAGTAGGCTTTTCTCCTTGAAAGTTTCTCTTTTCAAATATATCTCTTAATGCAGCTGGCGTAGGAGCTAACTTTCCCGCTAAGAAGTTTATAAAAATATCAAAAGGTGTATCTTCACGATATTTTGTTTTTGTTGTAAAAGCTTTATATTGTCTTCCAACTAATGTTAAATAAGAAGCAAGTCCGCCTGTTAAGTCAATCCATTTATTTGTTCCTGGTATTCTCATTTTACCAAAAGTACTTTCTTTAGGGTCAAAACCAACATCAGTAAATAACGCAGCTGTTTGTAATAGCCCAGCAACAAAAGCTGTGTGTACAGCTAAGTTTTTTCTTGCAATAGTCCTTGCTTCTGCAGATAACTTATTGTCAAATATTGGTCTATAGAAAGTAGCCAAGTTTGCTTTTTGGAATCTTGCAGAGAAAAATATTTTGTTTAATAATCCAGATATAGCTTCAGCTTTTCCAAGAGAAGACCTACCTGTTAATTCATTAGCAAGAGTGGCAAAATCTTTTAATATTTCTTTGCTTGGCATAGCTCCATCATTCATTTGTTTAAATGTATTTACATATTTTTCAAATAAATCCATTCTTGAACCTTGTGTAAACATTGTAAAAGCATCATCAGAAGCTTTAAATAGATTACCTAAACCAGGGATGTTTTCTGCTATATTTGTAGGGAAAAAGTCTTCAGCAACACCTATGGCTAAACCAGAATCTAAAGCATCTTTGTATAGGTCTTTAGACACCATATCAGCTCTAAATGCTTGAGCTGTCTTTTCTAGTTCAGCCCTATTGGCAATATTGCTCCATACTTTATATGTATTTTTAGCACCTTTTGTCCAAGTACTTCTTGAAGCTGTTAAAACTTTTAAACCTTGTCTAAATAGAACAGAGTTATCCCAAGAAGCCTTTAAAGATTTCAAAACAGGAGAAGATAAGACATCAACACCTTCAATAATACTTTGTCTAACCTTACCTCCAGTTGTTTCTTGATTTGATATACGTTTTAATATATCTTTACCATAACCTTTTAATCCTTCATTTGGATTAATTTGTGAATTTATAATATCTGAAAGTTCTCCAACTTTTAATCCATAAGCAAATTTTTCAGGAGAACCGTCTGGTGTTCCTTTTCTTAGTGTGTCAAGTCTGTCGATTTCTTTGTTTATGTTATTTATTTTTTCTACAACATCTAAAGGAATATCTAAATCATATTTTTTATTGTAAGTATCTTGAACAAGAGACAATAAATCTTCATTTTGGATAGTGTCTTTTTTAATCTTTTTAATCTCTTGGAATCTTTCTTTTATCTTTAATTTTTTTTCTGCGTTTACACCATTTATATTATCAATAAACTTATTAAAGGCTCTGTCTTGATTTATTAAAGTCCTAGACTTTTCATAAAGCATATTTATATCTTTAGCCACCCTATCGTCACCAACAATATTTTTAAATGCGTTTTCACGTTCAATAGTAGATATGTTTTTAAAGTCTATCTCTTTTAATTCATCTACTATTTCTTTTGGTATACATTTATCCATATTTATTTACAGGTTATATCGTCTAATATTTTAATAACATCTTCTTTTGTTGGAACAGTTCCTTCAAATTCTTTTAATACTTTATCAAAAGACTTCTTTAAATCAGATTTTAATTGTTGAGATTTTTTTACATCTTTAATCCCCATTTTAATTTCTTTTGCGGCTTTAATATCTCTAAGTATACTTATAGTATCTTTATTATCTGCAATTCTAAGAGAACCTAGTTCTTGACCAAGCTTACTAGGAACATCACTTTCAAGAGCTAGTTTAAGTTGTAAGTTTGTATCACCTGTTTCATTTGCAATAGCTCTTACAGCAGAATAATATGCACCTTTAGGTATATCGTCAGTAGGTAATTTATTACCCAAAGCAATATCAACAACTTCATCAAAATCTTTTTCAATAATTCTGTTAGACCAGTCATCAAAAGTACCTCTATTAAATTGTGTTACACCTTCAGAGTCAGTAAATTCTTTTTCAATAGAAGAAGAAACTTTTTTGTTTAAATTATCTGTAATAGGTTCATTTATAGGAGCTTTAATTTCAGGAGATGATACATTACTCATTTCAGGAACTTGCGTTGCTGTAGGAGCATTTTTAGTAGAAGTAGTGTCAGAAAAGCCTTTGTTTGTAAGGGTCTTTTTTTCTTGTTTTTGAGGTATTGGTAATGTTACCTCATTAGGTTTATTGAAATCTCTTACAACTTGTTGTCCTTTTAAGATTCCTTCTGCAGGAAGTTCTATAGGTACTTGGTCAGGAGTTCTTGGAGCAGGAAGTTGTTGTACATTCTTATTAATATAACCTGCAGAAGGTTTCCCAGCTGGAGGTACATTAAACTTTTCTGCATACTTTTCGGCTATTCTGTCAGCACTGTTAGATTTTTGTAGTTTAGCAGCACCTGTTCCACCTATAATAGTTGATAATAAACCTGCACTAACTGTACCTATTCCTGGTTTAAACACATCTTTACCTGTTTTGCTTTCGTTAGCATTTTGAGCGACATCAAAAGAATACCCTGAAGCTGTATTCAGTGTTGTGTCTATACCAAACCTTTTCATTATTTGAGGTGCTAATAATTTTTTTTCTGCTTCATTTAATATTTTACTTGAAGCTAATCTTCCTGTGGACATTAAACCTTTTTTATACACAGAAGATAGACCTCCTGTAGCAGCATCAATCATTCCTTCAACAGCGTCAGCTACAACAGAAATATTTTTTCTATTTATATCAGGAGCAACATTTTCTGTTTGACCTGTCCTTGCAAGATATTCTCTTGTTGTATCGTCAAGTTCATTGTAAGCTTTAGTTTCTCCTAATGTCTTACCCATTCTAGTAAAAGCACCAACTAAAGGAATACCACTAAGAACATCTATTATACCTGTTGTGGGAGTATAAGTACCATCTTTTTGTTTTACAGGCTCACCTGTTATTTTTTGAGAAAAAGTTGATTTAGTATAAGTTCTTGGTGTTACTTTAGTGATTGTATCTTTCTTTGTATTCTTACTAAAATCTAAATCAAATGATGACTTAGATGTAGGAACAACCTTATTTTTATCTAAGGTTGTTTTTGTATTCTTACTAAAGTCTAAATCAAAAGTTGTCATTATTCTGGGGTTGTTACGTTTTCTTTTAAGTAATAATACAAATCATCAGGCATATTTGTTTTTGTTTTTAGTTGGTCTAAACTATATCCTATATTTAAGTAATTTTGTAATTTTGATAATTGAGTTGAATCTACACCAAAATTATCAGCAAGAGTTGTGGCTATTTTAAGACCAGTATCTTTTTTCTTTGGGAGTAACAACTGCTCTCCTTTACCATATTTATATTTAGGAACTATGTCTTTAGATGAATTTTGACCATACAATAAGTCAAGAGCTTGTTTACGTTGTGTTTTAGGGTCTATACCTGCTTGTTCAAGCTTTCTAAGTTCTTGGTCAGTAAATCCTCCAACATTTCCTCCTTCTTTAGCAAAAGCACTAGCAGGAACTTTTGATGTAATGATTCTACCTTGAGCATCTATCATTCCTGGTATACTCTTAAGGTTTAAACCTTTACCTGCAAGCAACATAAAATTAGAATTATATTTATCTGCAATAGACTGTGCTTCGTCTTTATATTTTTCTGTTTGAGTTCTAAGTTTAGAAGCCGCTGAAGTCATAATGTTGTAAATTTGACTATCTGCTGTCTTTTGTAAGTTAAATACTTCTTTTAGAACATCTGAACTAGATTTACTTAAGTCTTCTTGTACACCAAGTATTTTTTCTTGAATAGTTTCTGTAATATTGTTTATCTTTTCTGTCATTCCTATTTCAACCTCTCTATTAGCAAATTTTAGTTTTGTATCAAGAGCTATCTTTTCTTTTTGATATTTTTGTTCAAGAGTAGCAAGGGCAAGTGGAGCTGTTCCAGATGTTTGCAAAGCACCTAGTTTAGCTAGAGTGTTTGTCATATAGTTTTTAGCTTTTAGACGATTTTCTTCTATTTCAGCTTTAGCAATTTCTGCGTCAGAATTATTTTTATCTATTTGATATTGTGCTCTTTCTCTTATTGTGGTTTTATCATTTAATTCTTTTTGTTCAAGTAACTTTTTCTTTTCTTCTGCAAGTTTCTTTTGTTCTTGTAATATACCAATTTTTTCTGATGTGCCAAAATATAAATCTTTATATTGTTGTGGAATACCTACTTGTCTACTTATTTCATCTTGAGCAAGTTTGTTTTCTAAGCTTAAAGCTTCTAATGCTTGTTGTTCAAATTGATTTGTAGGAGTTTTTTTGTTTAAATCTGAAAGATATGTTGCAGTATCTTTAGGTTGATTGTTTACATTAACAGGAGTTGAGATTTTTGAAGCTACAGTAGCAAGACTACCTCCATTTGATATAAAAGGTTGTAGGCTTTTTTGTAATTCAGGATTATTTTGATATGTAGTGTAAAAATCTTGTGGATTTGTAAAACTTTTAGCAATATCAAAAGCTGTAATATCTAAAAGAGTGTTTTTCTTTTGTTCTTTTGTTTGATTAGATTCAAAAGGAGAATTAGTTATTTCATTTAAAGAAAGATTAAATTTATTACTTGCTTCAGCTGATTTTGCAATAGATTCAGGATTAAAAGAATAAGAAGTTAAAGCAGAATCTTGCATACCTTGTTCTTGTTTTTTTGCTTCTGCTTGCCTTTTTGTCATTCCTGCATATGTTCCATCAGGTATAATATATTCAGGTTCTATTCTAAAATTACCTGATTCAGACAAAGGAACACCATAATTTATAGCTTCTTCGTCTGCTTGAGATATTTCATTTGCTTGTTCAGGAGTAACGTCAAGAAACCTACCAGAAGCACCTCCGTCATTAGGTATATTGTCTTCTATAGGTTGCTGTACATTGTTAGACTTAGAAAGAAAGCCTAACAAAGCATTGTTTTGTTCTGCTGTACCACGATAGCCTGAAATACCTGCTTGTGAAGCAATTTTAGCTCTTTCTTGAAGACTTGGTAATGTCTGTCCTTGTGATTTGTAGTAGTCGAATAGTGTTGCCATATAGTTATATTATTATGCTTGTGCTTCCCATAATATTTGATAAGTACCTGTAGGACTATCTGTTTTTGTCCAAGTAATAGTTATATTTGTTGCATCAAATGTAACTACACCTGTCTGTGTACCATCACTTGATGATGTACCAGAATTGAGAGTGAATGTTGATGCAAATGTAATATAGTTTCCACTATTTAAGTAGTAACCAGACACAGAACTTTGTGTTGTTCCATTGTATGAAGTATTTGCTATAAAACTATTTGAGTCTCTTGAAGAAGCACCACCAGAACCACCTATAGCTGTTAATTTAACATATCTTGGTATTTTACCTAAACCGTGAGCAATAGTTTGTGTTGTTGAAGCATCTTGTGCGTTTTTAGTAGTTGTTCCATTCTTATAAATAATATCTTTAGTGTCAGCATAAGCTTTACTAGAAGCATCAGTTGAATTTGTTGGAGTTGTTGGAACTGTTATATTACCATCTGATTTTCTACGAACAAGTTTAGAAGCAGTATTTTCAGCTGTGTCGTCATTAGTTACATACTTATTAGAAGTTGAAGGTGTACCAGAAGTACCTGCAAGAGCATCATTTTCGTCTTGTGTAGGCATACGAGTATCGTTTGTTCCTACAGCGATAGGGTCTGTTGCAGAAGCAGGAGCAGAAGAAAGTTTTGATATACCTTTTACAGTATCTGAAGCATCAGGAGAACCTGCAATAGCAATACCATCTACATAAGCCTTTGTTGTAGCATCAGTTGAGTTTGTAGGTGTAGGCACTGTTACAGTTCCTGTAAATGTTGGGTCTACATATATGTCTGCCCAGTATTCAGCTGTAATATTCATTCTAACAGGTTCATTTACAGTATGTATTTGGTCTGTTGTACCACCAACACCTCTCTCTGCGATAGTAATGTAATTACCATTAATATCAGTTCCTTTTGCTGTATATCTAACAATCTCTCTCAAAGAAGAATTATTAGGTGATACTACAAGCCATCCAGAAGAAGGACTTGGTAATGTTGTTATATATCTATTCCCTGTTCCTGTTGCCCAGTTTGTAGATATGGTTGTCTTAAAAAAGTTTTGTAATGTTTTCATATTATTGTATTATTATACCATACTATTGTAAATTTGTAAAGGGGTTATATTGATATTATTCCAGATGGTTTAAATGTCTTTCTATTTTCTTTTGTACCCATCAAAGCATACTCACAAATAGTAAATGTATCTGTAGCTGAACTGTTAGACAAACCTATTGTGAGAGTTTGTGCTTTAGACAAGAAAGATATTCTGTTTTTAAGATAAGGAGAAGTATCTATTGTTTGTCCAAAAGAATCAGCAACAAGTAGTTCACCTACATCTGTTTCTCCAATAGAACCAAGCTCATCTTCTACTCCTTGACCAATATAAAATACCTTACTTTTAGAAGTTCTTATATCGTTGGCATCTTCTTTTATTGTTACAGTTATCGCTGATTGTAAGTCTTTAAACATTAAATCAAGGTATCTGTATATGTTAAATTGATTAAAGTCCTTATCTTCTATTCTTTTAAAGAATACTTCTGATGTTATTGCTGTACCATTATCAGCAAACAATGTTTCATCCCACTTAATAACACCATAAGATGAAGTAGATTTGGCTGTATATATTACATCATCTATTTCAACAAAGTCATAAGCATTAGATTTTATTCTATCTGAATATTTAGTCCAATTTTTATTGTAAAGTAAATGACAAACAAACACTGTATCATTATCATTAGAATCTATAGGAACAGACAAATAGAACTTTCTGTTATTGTAGAAAGTTGATATATTAGAGTAATTAGATGTACTAATAGTGTATAATGTTTCTTTTATTTGTTCAGACAATACAGAAGAATTTACACCAAGAACACCTGTTTGTTGGTCTTTAAAACCAATAGCACGAACTTCTCTTCCTGTGAAGAACCATATATCATTTTCCACCCAAGATATAGCCTTTCTTCCACAAGCACCATAGTTACCTGATTGTAATTCAAGTTTAGGTAGATATAAGTCTGTAATCTGGTCATAAACAAAAGATAATTTCCAAATAGAATCTTGTTTAAAAATAAGAAGTAAGCCATAATAGTTTTCTAGTCCTGTAACAGAGTCAGTTCCTAATGGCTTTAATACATCTGTTCCTGTAAAAGTTGTAACAGCTCCAGTGTTTGAAAAATAAATAGTTAAAGGTTCTGTAGGAGAGCCAGATACAAACATTTTATCTTCGTAAACTTCAAGTATATTACCTCTTGGGGCAGAAGTATATTCTGTATATGTAGTACCTGAAAACTTAAAATATGGGTCTACTCCATTACAAGCATATAAATCATTATCGTAAACTTCATATCCTAATTCTTTATTTGCTGTAAGTCCTCTACAAAGAGTATGTACGCCTGATTGTGAGCCAGTGGTAACTATAGCTGAACCACCTAATGTTGCAGAAAATTGAAAATTGTCAGCTGTAAGTCCTGTTGCAATAACATAATAAGAAGTACCTGCTGTAACACCTGTAGGCAAAGCACCTGTTGTTGTAAAGTAAACAATATCATTTAAAACCAAACCATGACCAACCTTTGTTACAACTGCAGGAGAAGCAATAGTCATTGTTGCTGTACCAAGAGATGTTGATATGTCTACCCAGTCACCACTATCATATTTTTGGAATTTATTGTCATTTACAGAAACAAAGTATTGTGTACCATCTTTCTTTTTAAAGTTAAATATTGAGTGTCTTAGTGTTGTATCTGTACCTCCAAACAAAGAAGAACCAGTATCTTTTGTAAGATAACCAGTTTCTATAAAATTCATATTAATAGGGACACTTCTACCTCTTAGGTCATCTACATCTATTTCTTTAGACAAGTCGCCTTTAATAATTATAAATTTTTGTTTCTTTAATGGCATAGTTAGAATCTATTAGGGTCTGAACTAAATGATGTATTATCATTAATTAGTTGTTGTTCAGCAAACATCTGTCCAGCACGTTGATTACCTTCTTCATAGTTTGATTGTGTAGCAATTTTTCTATTTAGCATATCTTCATACTTTTTACCATAGTAATCAGCAAGTTCTTGGTCTTGTAAATCTTCTTCTGCTCTTGTAAGTATTCCATATACTATAGGTTCGTGGAAGAAAGAATCAAATGAAGGATTTACAGAAAGGGTAATTGTTGGATAAGTTCTGTAATATTTAATATTAAGAGTAGGAGTTGTTGATGGTAAAACTTTAATAACTCCACCTTCAATAGTAACAGCTTGTGGAATTGTCTCTTTAACAAAATCATCTATTGATAATTCTGGGTAAAAACTATTGTTATATTCTGGGTCTCCATACAAAGTACCAAAATAAATAGGTAATGTACCAACTCCATTTGTAAAGTTTATTGTAGCAGATTGAATTTGATTATTAGGAAAAGCTCTTTTAATAATATCTTCCTGTACAAGGTTAGCATATATCAAGAGTGTTTCATCTGAAACAATTTCTTGAGATGTTTCTAATATCTTTTTTCTCACCAATGTTAATATTTCGTTTGTTGTCATATTTTTACAGATTATTTATAATCCTAGCACTATCCCCCAAAAGGGATAGAATAGAATCACAATGTATATTAAGCAAGAGTTGCACGAAGAACTGCTCCACGAGCACGATTTCCTTCGAAAACTTTACGTCCGTATACCAAGAGACCTTTACATGTTGAAACGAATGAGTTAGGGTCTGCTTCTGAAGGAACAACTGAAGTTTTCATGATTTGAGCTGCAAAAGCACAGTAGTCTTTTGTACCTGCTACGAACCAGTAACCTGTAGTGTTGTTACCATCAACTAGTTCTGAACTGTAGATTTTGAAACCTGCAATAGAACCAAGAAGACCTTTTTCTACAACATTGTTGTAAGCTGATTGAACAGCTGGGATAAATTCTGGAGATTGCAATAGCAAGCCTTCGAATTGTGAGTTTACAACCATAAAACGTCCTTCTTTTGGAGCAAGTGATTTTCCAAGTGCTGTACGAAGAGAAACGATATATTGGTAAACATTTGATTTTGTAAGAGCAATAGCTGTTGCTGCATCAATACTGTAAGTAGCACCTGAACCAATAGCTCCGCCAGAGTAAGTGGTTGCACCTAAGTCAGCAATAACTATTTCTGTGTTAGAGTTACGAGCTGTAACAAGGTAGTATTTTGTGTGTCCTGCTGCTTTGAAGTAACCTCCTACCATAGCTGCTGTCCAAGTTGTACCTGTACCAGTAACAACACCTGTTGATGCTGCAACTGCTACTGTACCAGTTGAGTAGTTTGTACCAATAGCGTTAGAACTAGACTCACCAACTGCCATACCTACGTTCTTTCTCATGTAAGAAAGCATGTCTGTATCAATAAGTTCAGACATATCATTTTTAGTGTTCATAGCGTATTCAGAGATTGTATCGATATCGTTTTGAATCTTATCAATATCATCTACTCCAAAAGAGAAGTATTGTTGTTGGTCGATAACCAAATCTTCTGATGTAGGGTTAAGGTCTTGTTTAACAAGAGACATACCCTTTGTGTAAGCAGAAAGAGTAATTCTTGCTGCTGTACGAACACGAACTCTATCCCCTGAATCTTTAATTTGTCCTTCGTATGAAGTATTAGTAATGAAAGGGTAAAGTGTGTCGTTGTACAAAAGCTCTACGAGCTTAAGTGAATATTTAACAGGTGTAAACGCTGCTAGATTGTTTGCCATAAATAATTTATAATATTAATTTAAATAATAATAGTATAGATTACTTATAAGTCATTTAGACTAGATTTTTCCTGACTTTAAATCATCTGCGTATTCTTTTGAAAGTTTAGCAAATTTAGAAGGGTTTTCTTGTGCCATTCTTTGCCAATCTTCAAGACTTCTTGACACAGAAGGTGTTCTATCACCTCCAGTATTACGTTCTGTGTCCATACGTTCTGATATTTGTCTTTGTTCTTCCGCTCCGATAGATTTAGCTTTATCAAACAAATAAATCTTTGATACATCAGCTAATATATTTTCTATATTAGAAGGTACATCATTAGGATTATAATATTTTGATTTAAACTCTGCTCTTGAATTATTAAGTTCAGGATATTGAGCTACTATTTTGTCCAAAGCTTCATCAAATTTCTTTTCGTTATATAGTTGTCTTGAGAAAGCAATAGCAGGGTCTTGATAGATTTCCTTTTTAGCTTTTTCTGTTATACTATTTGTATAAGCGATTAGATTTTGTTTTGCTTCTTCATCTAAATCCTCGAATCCAGGATATAAGTTTTCTGTACTGTGTTGAATTTGTTCAACTTGTGTCTTTTCTTCTACAATACGTTTTAATCTAGCGTTTTCTTCATCTTTAAGTCTATTTTCTTCAAGTAATCTTAAAGCTTCTTTTGAAGATTCACTAAATTTAACTTTGTAGTCTATTGAATGTGCGACTTCATTAATAGGATTTTGTTCAGTTGTCTCTGTTTGTGTTTCATTAGTAGGCGATTGAGAGTTAGCATTTTGTGCGTTCTCAATTTCTTTATCAAATGAATCAATACTCATATTTTTTTTATTTTTTTGCCGTCCTATATTTAGGGTTTGGCTTAATTTATAATCACCTTTTTAAATGAAGGTATAACATTTATTTTTTTAAAGGGAATAATAACCCATATTAAACTTTAATTTTATTTATTTAAGAAGTTTTCCTCAAGAATTTTCTTTTCCATTATTGGAGCATTTATAAACATTTGTAACCTTTTTATAAATCTAACTTCCATTTTTCTAAATATTTCTTGTTCTTTTGTTAGGTCTGTTTCTGTAAGCCTTGTTATTGCAGAGTGTAGTTCTTGTTCAAAAAAATCTTTTATTTCTTCGTCGGTAATTTTTCTACCATTTAAAGTTTCTTCCCAAAGTTTATATGTTTCTTTTTCTTCAGAATTTAACTCTAAATAACTTTCTACTCCTAATTTTTTTAATAAATCTTCCATATTTATTGAGATACGTTGTTAAGTGGGTTATCTTGTGGATTTTGTTCTTTAGAAGGAGCTAATTGGTCTGTGTTCAAGGGCATTGATTGCTGTTCTTCAAATTGCATTATTTGTTCTATTTCATTTGTTGTAAGTCCAAGTATTTCTAGTTCTTTTCTTTTTGCAATTTTTATAGCAGAAGGATTAGTAGCAAAAGAATTTTTCATGTATTGAATCTTCTTAAGCTGTAAATCATCTTGTGCGTCAGCGTCAGATTTTATAATTACTTTACATTCATATCCTAATGGATTTATCCAATCAATAGAATCAATATCTTTAGAGTAATAATTTCCATCAGCACCTTTTTTATAAAGAGTAATCTTTCCAGAAGAATTAGCTTTTAACAATTCATAGAATATTTCTCCTGATTCTTTCCAAGCACGTCTATAGTTTTTAGATATTACTTGGTTTCTAGTGTTTGATTGTTGTAGTTGTAATTGTACTTGTCCAAGAGTCTGTTCTCCAGGTTGCTTAATACCTCTTTCTGCGGCTGTTTGTGCTACAGATGATTGTATAAGCTCTTTCAAGAAAGTAATTTGTCCTGCTGTGTCTCCAATAGGTTCAATTTTCATTTGTTGAACAATTTCTGAAGGATTACCAGGTACACCAAACATTCCAAAAGGTTTTGCTTCAAAACTTCTTGGTTGGAAAGTTCCATTTAAAGTATTAAAGAAATACATTCCAAAATTACGATATGTTCTACTCTCAAGGTCTTGAGATATATACATATTAGTAATTTTATTAAAGGTTCTAACATTATCTGCTATACCATCTGACCATAAATCATTTAAGTCTGGGTCTGAAGCCCATGATACTATAGGTAATTTTGATATACCAATAGCTTTTTTTAATTTTTCTTTGTAAAGAACAACTGAATCTGTAGCAAAAATTATTAGATAACGAACAAACTTTTTTTCTTCATCGTCCCATAACAATTTATAACTTTCATTTATTTCTATCATCACATCAGATGCTTGGTATTCATCAAAATTATGTGCTCCTAATGTTTCTAGTCTACGATTTCTTTCGTCAAAAGAATTTTGGTCTGAAGCTGCTTTTATTAAACCTTGTTTAGAATCTAAAAATATTTTTAATTCTTTTTTACCTTCTGAAGTATATTTAGGATTTGCTAATATTTCTTTTAATGAACGAAAAATATGTGTATGTATAACAAACGAAGCTGATTCTAGTTCAAGAGGATTTGTCCTAGGGTCAATTTCTATATCAAATGGGTCTATGATATCACAAAATATTTTATTTTTACTAAATCCCCATTTTTTAAAACTTCTACCTTGTAGTCCTACAATCTTTTTATCTAAATTATCTACTAGCTCTAATTTTAAAGCATCATAATAATAAGACCATAATTCATTTATTAATATTTCTCCATCTTTATCTTTATTTTCTTTTCCTCTTGTTTCAAACTTTAATTCTGGAGCTTCATCTATTTTAGAAATCCAAGTTTGTAAAGTTTCTCTAACGATTGGAATGTTTACTGGTTGTCTTTGAGTAAGTCTGTTAGTTAAAACTTTGTCTCTAAACAAATAATAGTTTTCATTCCACTGCCCAAGACGTCTCTCTTTAAATTTTCGAGAAACTTCTTTTTCTTTTATATGTTGTGCTATTAATTGGTCGTTTGTAATCATTTATATTAGTATTATAACATATTATAATATATTAGTCAAGTGCTAAATGCCAAATTCCTCGTAAAAAGGCTTAACTCCTTCAGTTTGAAAACTTCTAGTGTTATTATTAACATGAATTGGATTTTGTGGAGTACCCCAAACAGCCAAAGCAAGAGACATAATCATATCATCATGAAGACCATCAGGCACTTGTACGGACACATTTCCAGAAGGAGTTAGTGTGTATTGTGCTGATTTAAGTTCCATTATAAGTTGTTCATCATCTGGTATTTTTATTCTATCTTGCTCAAGAAGAATCTGTAAGTTTTTTAACAAATCCATTCTACTACGCACATTAAATCTAAATGGCTCTATGTTCATACCTCTTGAATATAAATCGTCATATACAGGCTCTCCTACCCCTGTAGAGTCTATAATAATTCTACCTTTATTATGTTTTAGGTAGGCATTTTCTATCTTTGCTTTTTGTAGGTTATAATCCATTTGATTAAATCTTTCTTGCTTTTGTACATGGAAATCATTTAGATTAAATGGAGTTATGACTGTAAAGTCATTATACTTAGCCAAGTCTACTCCTATCTGATACATAGCCATATCTTTAGGTTTATAATCAGCTTGTTTATAAACATTATCATCAATTCTTTTAAAGAATCCAGAAGCTCCTTCAATGAACTTACAATAATACTCTTGATTAAATATATCTTGCGGCATTTCAGACCTTTCAGCATCTAAAACGTCTTGGTCTAAGGCTTTTGTGTCCTCTACAGAGAGAATTTCCCAAAACCAATGCTTTGATTGTTTTGCCTTTTCAAGAAGTTTATATGCGTGATTTGTTCCTCTAGGAGTAAAGATAAAGATAGCCCAACCTCCATTTTCAGCAAGAATAGGTCTAATCATGTTCCAAACCTCTTCTTTCATAAGAGAATATTCAGAGAATACTACACCAATAGGGTTAGTTCCAACAATACGGTCAATATTATCAGCTCCAACCATCTGCAGTATAGAACCATTGACTAATTCTATACGCATTTCTGTTTGGTTTATATCTTTTACAATCTCTTTTGGGAAATGGTCTAGAAATCTAAACCCATTTTTATCTGCTCCAGTCCAAATAACCTTTTTTGATTGTGCGTATGTAGGCAAAAAGTAGAAATAAGTCCCAACACGTTCCATCATCTTCTTTGGTAGGTTAGCAAAAATAGTTTTATCCTTTCCAGAACGTCTATGAGCAACCCAAACAAGTCTCTTCATACCAGAGTCCCAAGCTTTTAGTATATTTAATTGATATGGGCGTGGAGAATACGCATGTGGGAGTGTAATTTCTGCCATATTATTCTGTTTCTATTACTTCTGCAATAACTGCCTCTTCTATTTGTTCAATAGCTTGGTCTTTTGCTCCTTCAATAATATTATTTTCTAATTGTTGGGCATAATTTATAGAGTTTACAGTAATTGTAGAGTCTGTTTTACCTTCAACTGTTGTTTTTGTGCTATAGCCTTCGTCTTTTCCAAGAGAAGCTGTAATAGTTTTAGATACATCTACAACTGTTTTAAGTATATCTATATCTATTTTTGTTTTACCTTCTTCTGTTTCTGATTCATAAGGTAGGTCAAGTACCTTATCAAGGTTTCTTTCTGCTTTACTTAGCATACCTCTACGCTTCATCTTCTTTTCAAACTCTTCTAATTTATTTTTAAACCAAGTTGTTTTTCTAACATTGATAGCAAAGTTCTCTGAATACCCTGCTTCAATAGCAGCTCTCTTTGCATCTCCTCCTGTAAAAGGTAAATCTCTTATATATATTTCAAAACATATATCTTGTCTAGGGTCTTTAACTTGTTTATTAGCCCCATTAGGATTTCTAGGCATTGTATGTTCAAGAGAGTAAGCTTCTTTACCAAATCTATTAAGACGAGGTTCTTTCTTTACTTCTAGTTCTTCATTTTTATATTCTTCTTCCATATTATATTTTTATTTTTTAGCTAATTTTTCTTGTTCTTTTTGATAATCTTGATTAACTTTAGCTTTAATAGCTTCATTAGACAATTTTGTTAATGCTCTTGATAGAGTTTTATTAGACTCTTCGTTTAGATTAAGGATAAAGTCAATCTTCTCCAACTTATCTCCTTTCTCTGCCCATACAGTTCCAAAGAGTCCCATTATATCTATTTTTTCTTGAGTTTTAACCTCTTGAATAGTTAGAGTCATTTTCTTAAATTTATGTATTTCTTTTGTTTTTTTATTAGTCATAATTGCATTATATCATACTTGTACATAATTGTCAATATCAATTATCATATAATAGGATTAGTACTTGACTTTTAAATTAGAATATGCTATAATAGACCTAACAGAATATCTAGTTTAGCTAGCGTTGAGGGGGGTTAGGGTATGAGAGCAACGTTAAACAATCATACGATAAAAGGCGACAGCGGGGAAAGACCTACTGTTATGTCTCTTCTTCATTCTAGTAATGGGGGGTAGGGGGGATATGGCTCAACAAGGAAAGGGTCGTTAGACCAGCAAGGGTTGACCTAATAGGACTAACATATAAGATAACTAACAAGAATAACAGAATATGAGTAAGAAGAATAACTATATATTTGATTGTATAGATACAGATAAGGTTACAGAAGAACTAAAAAATACTAAAGTAGTAGCAGATATGTCCTTAAAAGGTATTACAGCTAATCAATTACTAAAAGGTACTAAGAAGTTAACTAAGAGAAAGAAGAAAGCTAGAAAACAAAGAATCAAGAAAGATAGTAAACTACTTACTTATGAACAGTATATGATGAGTGGTTTATGGGATGAGAGGAAAAATGCTTATTGGCAGAAGTATGGTAGGTATTGTAATATATGCAAAACTTCTTCTCATGTAACATTACACCACATGGTCTATGACAAGAAACTTTATGGGAAAGA